CGGTGAGCCTGCTAGAGGCCACGCTGCCAGCGGGGACCGTCGCCTACGTCGGGCGGGACAACACCGGCGACGTGACGATCAATGCCCTGACCGGTAAACAGGTGCACGTAGCCATTGCTGGCAGCGACATCCTCAACATCTCGGGCACGGCGGTGGCGATCACGGGCAACCTCAGTGTTACCGGGACGTTTGGCATCTCCGGCCCGTGGGATGTGGGCGACACCCTCACCGCGGACGAGCTGATCCTGGACACAGACGGCGTGGCCCCGGGGGCTACCAATTGCTACGCGGTACGGGATAACGCTGGCGACTTGACCGTCAACGCGATCACCGGCAAGGTGTTCCACATTGCTATCGCTGGCAGCGACGAGTACGACTTCTCGGCGGCGGCGCTGGACATGCTCGGCAATGACCTCGACAACTGCGGGTCCGTCGTCCTCAACACCTCAACGGCTCCCGCCGGGACGGAGGTCTACGCCGTCCATGACAACGCTGGCGACCTGACCCTCAACGCCAAGGCGGGCAAAGAGGTGCACATCGCCATCGCCGGGACGGACGAATACGATTTCAACGCCACTGCCTTCCAGATCGCGTCAGGGAACAACATCCAGTTCCTCGGCGATAACGGCATGCTGGACAGCAACGGCAATGAGGCCGTGTTCATCGAGGCAGTGGCGGGGGCCACCACCTACCTGAACGTTAAAAACGCCAACGCCGGCAACGTCGTGCTCGAATGTCAGGGCGCGGCGGATCTCGGATTCACATTCGCCAACGATCAGGATGAAGAGGTCCTGGTCCTGACGCCGGTTGCCTCGGCAACCGTCGAGCTCACCGTCCTGAACGCTGCCACCGGCGGGCAGCCCGTCATCCGGGTAACGGGTGAGGCTGACCTGGGCGTCGAGATCCAAAATCTGGCCGGCGAGGTCATGCTGGAAACGCTGTCCAGCACTGCTCCGGTCAACTGGATCGCTGTTGGCAACGCGGACACAGGGGCCAGGCCCTACCTGCTCAACCCCGGTGAGGACGATGTCGGGATTGAGTTCCGGGCCAAAAACAACGAGCAACTGCTGATCCTCGCGGCTACGGCGGCGGCGGTCAACGAGGTGACTATCACCTCAGCGGCGGCGGCGGGTTCTCCCACTATCTCGGCCACCGGCGATGATGCCGATATCCACCTCACGCTCGCAGCCAAGGGGACGGGCGGCGTCGTGGCGGCAACGCTCTACGGCTCCGTGGCCTCCGGCGGCGACCTAGTGTTGGCCTCCACCGCTCACGCTACCAAAGGGGATGTCCGCATCCCCTCGGGTGAGGTGGGGTTCAAGGTCGGCGGTACCACGGAGCGCGGAACTGTAGGAACCAACGCGATTCACCTCTACCCCGGCACGGCGCCCGCCGGCGCTCTAAACAACTGCGTTTCCCTCTACGCTGAGGGGGCGGACGCAGCTAGTGAACTGAAGGCGATGGACGCTGCGGGCAACGTGACAGTCCTCTCCCCACACACCGATGACGGCGACTACGTCATTCACTCCTACTCCGCCGTCAAGGATGAGACGGTCACCATCCACATTGAGAAGCTCATCAAGGCGCTGGCCGCCGATCCAAAGCTGGCGAAATTCGTTAAGGTTGCCAGTGGGCACGTCAAGAAGCCCAAGGGCATCTAGTCCAAAGGAGGACTTGTGGACGATCTGCAGACGCGCATCGAGCAGGCGGCGAAGAACCGCGACGCCCTGGCCGCTGAGTTGCAGCGCATTCAAACGCTGCACCTGAAATGGCAGGGGGTCGTCGAGTACCTGACGAGCCTGTCGGCGCAAGCCGAGCAGGAGGCGGGCAGCAAGCCCATCCCTTTAGCCGAGCGGGGCGGCGGCGAGTAAAGCGCCGTGGAACGTAAGAGGAAGAGGGGCCGGAAACGGCCCCTCAAGTCTCTCCCGCCGGTCGAGGACAAGATGCTGGCGCATGATGAGGACAAGAGCCCGCTGGCGCGATTTGTCCAGCGGAGCAGGGCGGGAAACGAGGTGAAGGAATGGCAGTAACGACGCACAATTTCGAGACGGTCAGCCCAACCGCGCAGGAATCGACAGCCGCGCTCGTGGCGCTGGGGGCTATCGATTGCGGCCCCTGGGCGTCGCTCTCCTACACCATCAAGGTCGTCACTAACGACGTTGACTGGGTGGTGTACGGGGCAAATCAGTCGGACTACAGCGACGAGCAGGTAGTGCAGGCTCAGGCCACGGTGGCGGCGGCGGCGTCGGGGACCTACGCCGTGGCGCAGGCTCCCTACCGGTATTACCGTGTGAAGATCGTCGATACTGCCGGCGGCGTCCACGGGACGGCAACCGTCGTGGGGATCGCGAAGGCGTAGGTTGCATGGCCATAACTGACTCCTATTGCACCGCTGTCGAGTACCGGGCGCGCACGACCAAGACCGACAGTGGCGATGACGCCACGATCCTAGCGCAACTCACCGCCGCATCTCGGCTCCTAGATCGGGAGTGTGAGCGGTTCTTTGGCATCGATGCCTCCGTGGTCGCTCGTCTCTACACGGGCAACGGGTTGACTCGCCTCTACGTTGACGATCTGGCCACGCTGACGGGGCTGGTGGTCAAGGCGGACCTCAACGGCGATTACGACTACGCCGATTCCAATGAGACGCTGACCATCGGTACTCATTTCTGGGCGGGGCCGTCTAACTCCGGCCTTGGCTCTGAGCCCGAGCCGTGGCGATATCTGGACATCGTGCCGGGCAACGCTGTGCTCCGCGTCTGGCCCTCACAGTTGCGGGCCGTCGAGGTGACGGCGAAGTTCGGCTGGCCGGCAGTGCCCGGCGGCATCCGAGAGGCGGTTGTGTTGATAACGCGGCAGTTGCGAGACGCCGAGGAGGCGGGTTACACGTTGAGCCTCGAAAACGTTGACCAGGCGGTACCGCAGGGGCGGGAGATTGCGGGCATCATCGGCCGCATCAAAGGCCGCTATTCGCGGCCGGGGATGTTTGTCTGATGATCACGATCACGGTTCAGGGGTTGGAGAAGCTGGAAAAAAAGCTGCAGCGGGTGCCGCTCGCCGCCCGCCCCATGTTCGAGGCGGCGGCCCAGTACGGGCAGGCGCGAATGAAGATCCATGCTAAACCCCACCCGGCGGACAAGGGGACGCTGGCTGAGGGCGTCGAGATTGAGCTGTCAGCGGGCGGCGCGCCGCTCTCGGCGAAGGTGGGCTTTGTGAGCGGCGGCGGGGTGCGGTCGTCCCTGGCAAACCTGGCCGCGACGGTCAATTATGGCCGCGGCCCCGGCAAGCCGCCCTCGCTCCAGGCCGTGCGGCGATGGCTTGAGAGCCACGGCTACGCAGCCAATCCGCGCGACGTGCAGAAGGCCATCGCTGCCAGCGGCACCAAGGGTGTGCTGTTTGTCGAGCGGGCCGCTGACGAGCTCGACAAGCGGATCCCCGAGCTTATCGAGGAGGCGATTGAGGAGATCGAAAAGGGGTGGGGCTCATGACGTGGGCTGCTGCCAGGGGCGCGCTGGCGACTGCGCTGGCAGCGGTGTCTATCACGTCGCCGATCAGCCAGACGGTCAAACGCGTCTACGAGAGTCCGCCGGGGACTGTCCAGGACGTGCCCTGTTTCATCATCTACCCTCCAGAGGTGCGGATCGATCGCAGCTATGGACAACGCGACAAAACGTATACGGTGCGCTGCCGGCTCCTGGTCTCCGATCAGGACCTCGACCAGGCGGCGGCGCTAGTGGATGCGTTCCGGGAGTCGGCGATCGACAAAATGGACGACAACACTGAGCTAGGCGGCAACGCTGAGACGGCGTTTCTCGACCGCGTGACCGAGGCGCAGGCGTACAGCTATGGGCGGATGTACACGGGGCTGGATTGTTTTGTCACTATCCGCCTGCACGACCATAAGGCGTTTGGGGCATGAGCTACTCGTACGAGGAGTTGATGGACTGGAACATACAGCGCCAGGTCTACCCGATGGCCCCGCCTGAGCACGGCCCGACCGACTACCACCGCGCCCAGATTGAGCGGTGGCTGTGGGATCGGCGTCATGTCATGGAGGGGCCGGTCATCGATGCCGGGGCGGAGTTCCGGCGGGAATACATCGCGGACTACAAGACGCTCAACACTCAGAGCTATGACACTCCCTATGCCCAGGTGCGCCCGGACTACGAGGCCAGCGTTACCCAGATGCCATTCCGCGACGGCGAGATCGGGACGCTGATCTGCACCGAGACGCTGGAGCATGTGCCTAACCTGTTCCGGGCAGTCGGGGAGATCAAGCGGGTGCTGCGTCCGGGCGGGCTGGCGCTGATTGCGGCCCCGTTCATGTGGCCGACGCACGACACGGAGCACTACGCCGACTACTGGCGCATCACAGAGCAGGGTTGGCGGTTTCTGTTCGGCGGCTTTGAGGGCGTCACGGTGGCGGAGATAGAGATGCGCAAGCCGGCCCGCAGTCTATGGTCTCACATTGCGCAATGGGAGGTCATGGGCTCTGGTTGGGAGTCTCGCGCCCCGACGGGGTATCTGGTGGAGGCGCGGAAGTGAGGATACTCCTCATAGGAGCCAGCGCAGACTGGAGCACGCGAGACGTGGAGGCTGGGCTGCACGATGCATTCATGGCGCTGGGGCACGAGGTTAAACTGTTCCGCCTGACGCGCCGGATGGAGTTTTGGAGCGAGAGCCTGTCCCACTGGGCGGGCATGACGAAACAACCACTGCCCGGCATCGACCAGGTGGTACGGGAGGCGTCTGATTGGGCGCTGATCGAGGCGGCGTATTTTCGTCCCGACCTCGTGCTCATCATCTCTGGCATGGGGTTCCACCCCAACGCGGCGGCGCTGCTCCGGCAGCATGGATATCGCGTGGCGGTGGTGTTTACAGAGTGCCCCTACGACGACGATCACCACGAGGCGTTTGCCCAGGTCTGTGATTGTGTGCTCGTTAACGATCTCTCCTCCGTCGAGCGGCTGCGGGCCGTGAACCCGCGCACATGGTATCTGCCCACCGCGTACAGCGAGGGCCGGCATTACCCGCAGGACCCCGAGGGTGAGTGTGACGCGATCTTCGTCGGCACGGGATTCAGCGAGCGCCAGGCGCTGATCGAGGCGGTTGACTGGGCGGGCATCGAGATCCAGTTGTACGG